TGGGATCCAAAAATTACGCAAAGATATTTTTAGTGATCCTGATCAGATGGCTGGTGGCGGTCGTCCAGGATTATACGCAAATATCGCCGCGAAACGTCGACGTATAGCTGCGGGGTCTGGTGAGAAAATGCGTAAAGCAGGATCTAAAGGAGCGCCGACGAAAGAAAATTTCCGACAAGCCGAAACTACCGCTAAAAAATATCACGGTGGCGCGGTAGGTGGCGGTATAGGATATAAAAAAGGTTATTACGGTAAATCGTATAAATGAGTAAGTTTACGATGGCCCAGATAGATGAGCAAATCGAAAACGCTCCTTTATCTAAGGAGGACGCTAAACGACAGTTTGTAGAAATTACAGAAAAACTAGGGATACAACACACGTTTTCTTTTGACGATGCGTGGGATTACGCAGTACATCAAAAAAAGCAAAAAGAATTTAGAGAAAAAATAGCTGAGTTTGAACAGGCGGTCAATGTGCATCCCGCCAAATTACAAACAGTTCATCAGATAAATCCAACTAAACATAGTTTTGCAGACGGTCAGTATATTCGTGAGATTTTTAATCCAGCAGGATTATTTATCGTTACGAAAATACATAATAAAACACACCCGTTTTTCTTAATGCAAGGTGAGATGACGATTTTTTCAGAAAACGGGTTAGAGCGAATATCTGCTCCGTATCACGGTATAACTCAAGCGGGAACTAAACGAGCGATTTATACGCATACTGAGTGTGTATTTGTTACAGTTCACGCAACAGATAAATTAAACATAGACGAGGTTGAGGATGAAGTAATCGCTAAATCTTTTAAAGATGTGGAGTTACTTCCCCCTAATATCAAACAAGTGGAAAAACTTATCTGTCAGATTAAGGAGAAACAGATATGAGCTTTATCGCAGCAGCAATTATAGGGGCTACGGCGACGGCTGCGGCCACAGCGTATTCCTCTCGTCAAGCTCGTAAAGCTCAAAAACGCGCTAGAGAAGACCAACGCTTTAGAGAACTTATTGAAGGTGCTGCCCCTAATATATCTAACGTACAAGAAGTAGCTCCTGAAGAAGTAATAGGTAGTGAAGTTGCTGGGTTAGAAGCTGCATTAAAAGCGATGGACTATCAAGGTGGTCAACCGCCAGTTCCAGGACAAGACGACGCTATGGCTGCAATGCCTACGGATCTATCTGAAGAAGATTTAGCGATGTTAATTCAATCAGGTGGCTTAGAGGGTTTGTTTACTCAAATGGCAGCAGAGGGTGGGCCGGTAGGTACACCGAACGACGTTTATTATTTTGGTGTCCCGCAAATTATGGGGATGATGCAAGACCCCGATCCGCAAATCCAACAAGTAGGTATGCAATTAGCTGGTCAAATGGAAGCGATGCCCGAAGCAGGGATGGTGCCAGCAACCCAAGATCAAATACGCACGATGGCGTATGGAGGTGCCGTCGAACCAAAAAAGTTCGAGATGGGCGGTAGCACCACGAAACGAGATCTAAAACGATTACAAGATTTAATTAAAGAATCAGGTCGCACGAAATTGCTAAACAGGTTAGGATTACCTGAAGATTTAGGGCAACGCGATACGGAAGATGTATTGTTTAGTGAGTTAATAGATCGTTTAGATTTACCTGTAGATATACAAAAAGAAGGCGACGAATATTCCATATCTAAAGTTTTCGGAGATGAAGATGCTTCATTACGTTTAGGTGCTTCGACGAATCGTGGTGATCCGCAAGTGAGATTAGATTTCCAAAAACGATTTGCTGAAGGTGGCCCTATAACTGAGGAACGTCTTAATAACGCAAGATTAAGATAAATGCCTGCTAAAAATCCTCGTATCCCTAGAAAAAAAGGGCAACCTGCGAAAAGTAAAAAACATAGCGATTTATATACGGACGAAGATCCGAAAGGTACGATCCACGGATTAAAATTTGCAACCGTAAAAGATGCCCAAGCGTCTGTTAGTAAAATTAAAAAAGCAAAACGCACCCCCGCTCATAAAATCCAAGCAGCGATAGCGATGGAACAACGAGCGAAAGCAGCGGGTAAAACTAGCGCAGCAGCGGTATACCGTCGTTTTATAAATGCAAACAAAAAATCCTCTAGAAAATCTTAAAGGCGTAGACCTTTCGCACCTGTCGAAAGCAGAAGCGAAAGAATTTACACTTCTTTTAGAAGAATTAGAAAAGCGTGAAAAACGTGAAAGTTCGATGGCGTCGTTTTACGATTTCGTTAAAACGATATGGCCAGAATTTATTGCGGGTGCCCATCATAAAAAGATGGCCGAAGCATTCGATAAAATTGCGAACGGTGAATCTAAACGGCTTATTATTAATATGCCGCCTCGTCATACGAAATCCGAATTCGCTTCGTACCTGTTCCCTGCATACTTATTAGGTAAACGACCTAAACTCAAAATTATTGAAGCTACGCATACCGCTGACTTAGCTATTAATTTCGGACGTAGAGTGCGCGACTTAATTGAAAGTGACGATTACGCAGAGATTTTTCCTGCTACTCAATTAAAAGCTGACTCCCGTAGCGCGGGTAAATGGACAACCTCGCAAGGCGGTGAATATTATGCGGCGGGTATTGGTGGTGCATTAGCGGGTCGTGGTGCTGATTTGTTTATTATTGATGACCCTCATTCCGAACAAGACGCGTTTTCGGATAAAGCATTAGAAGAAGCCTACGAATGGTATCAAACTGGGCCTCGTCAGCGCCTACAACCTGGAGGTGCAATCGTTATCGTAATGACTCGTTGGTCTAAAAAAGACGTAACGGGTAAATTAATTAAGAAAATGGCTCAAGAAAAAGGTGGGGATGAATGGGAATTAATAGAATTCCCTGCGATATTACCGTCAGGTAAATCGTTATGGCCTGAATTTTGGTCGTTAGAAGAATTAGAACGTACGAAATCAGCAATCCCCCCGTCGAAATGGGCAGCGCAATATATGCAGCGGCCTACAGGCGAAGGTATTTCGATAATTCCTAAAGAATGGATAAAATTTTGGCCGTCTGACGACCCGCCGACATGCGATTATTTAATCCAAAGTTACGATACAGCGTTTTTAAAATCCGAAAGAGCAGACTATACGGCGATAACGACGTGGGGTGTGTTTTATCCTGAAGGTAAAGTAGGGGATGAACACTATAGCGGAGCGGATGCGCATATTGTTTTATTAGATTGCGTTAAAGAACGGTTAGATTTCCCTGAATTAAAGCGCGAAGCAGCCAGATTATACGAATATTGGGAACCTGATACAGTAATTATCGAAACAAAAGCGTCAGGTATCCCGCTAACCCAAGAATTACGGCGTCAAGGTATCCCTATAAACACCTTTTCACCGAGCAAAGGGCAAGATAAGATCGCGAGATTAAATGCAGTCAGCGGTATTTTCCAAGAAGGGCGCGTTTGGGTGCCAGAAACGAATTGGGGGCAAGAATTAGTCGACGAAATCGTAGATTTTCCGAACGGAGAAAACGACGATTGCGTAGATGCGACGACTTTAGCCTTACATCGCTTTAGACAAGGCGGTTTTTTACGTTTAGATGGCGATTATAGCGACGAAGAAGAGTATTATCCGAAAATACGGGCATATTACTAATTTACCGTTGTAAAAAACTAGAGTAGGGTAGCGTTCCATGGCTGAAGTGCAATTCCCAGAGGATTTAGAGGGCGAAGAACAGGTAGAAATCCTGTTTGACGAAGAAGATAACCTCGTTGACCCTTCGATGTTAGAAATGGAAGTAAATATTCCATTTGAAGAAAACCTCGCCGAGTATTTAGACCCTGCTACACTTAATGAAATCTCTTCAGAGCTATTAAGTTCGTATCAAGACGATGTCGATAGCCGAGAAAACTGGTACGAAACTTTCCGAGACGGTTTAGAACTACTCGGTATCGAAAATGATCCTCGTAGTGAACCGTTTGAAGGCGCTAGTGGTGTATACCACCCGCTTTTAGCAGAAGCAGCTACTCATTTTCAAGCACAAGCGTATAAAGAACTTTTACCGTCTAACGGCCCAGTAGATACGAAAATTATGGGCGCGTCTAACGATCCGAAAGCGATGCAAGCTAATCG